TTTAGAAGCGGAATTAATGCTTTCATCATGGAGACAATATAAATGAACAACAAAGTGAAATTAGTTGCAACTACTGTCCCAAACAGTGAAAATCTTTTAGAATATTTTGATGATGGAAAAATGAGTAATATGAGTAATCAAGATTTTATTGCATACTGCGCCCGTGTAAGCAATCCTCAAAACCAAAATAATACTAAAACTTCCGAAAAATTACTTAAATATTGTATGGATCATAAACATTGGTCTATATTTGAGATGGTCAATGTTGTAATGGAAATCAACACAACAAGAGATATTGCAAGACAAATCCTTAGACACAGAAGTTTTCATTTTCAAGAATTCAGTCAACGCTATGCAAATCCAATGGATTTAGGATTTACAACAAGAGAAGCTCGACTTCAAGATAAGAAAAACAGACAAAATTCAATTAAAACAGATGATGAAACATTACAAGATGCTTGGACAATTTATCAACATAAAGTAATGGATACTGTTACTGGAGTTTATCATTGGGCAATTAATAATGGAATTGCAAAAGAACAAGCAAGGGCTGTTCTTCCTGAAGGTATGACAATGAGTAGAATGTATATGAATGGAACACTAAGAGATTGGTATCATTATTGCCAACTCAGAATGGACGAGGCAACACAATTAGAACATAGAGAAATTGCTAAAGAGTGCTGGGGTATTCTAACCAAAGAATATCCTTTTTTAGTTGAAGATAATAAGCAAGAGTAAGGATTTAACGCATGGACATTTATCAACAGTTTATACACAAAAGCAGATACGCAAGATATTTGCCCAAATTAAAAAGAAGAGAGCATATAGAAGAAACTGTTGATAGATATTTAAACTTCATTAGAGATCATATTGCAAACAATAATAGTTATAAAATTCCTGCAAAAACTCTAGTTAAACTAAGATCTACTATTTTGAATTTTGAATCATTACCTTCTATGCGATCATTAATGACTGCGGGTATAGCTCTATCAAGAGACCATACTGCAGGATATAATTGTGCTTATATTGTTATTGATGATCCGAAAGCCTTTGATGAATCGATGCATATTTTAATGTGCGGTACAGGAATAGGTTTTTCTGTTGAAAGACAATATGTAAACAAGCTTCCAGAAGTTCCAGATCAATTATTCAAATCTGATACTATAATTACAGTAAGAGATTCAAAAGAAGGCTGGGCAAAAGCACTTAGAATGTTAATTGCTCTTCTTTATGCTGGTGAAATTCCAAATTATAATATTGATAAACTAAGGCCAGCTGGCGCACCTTTAAAAACTTTTGGTGGTAGATCATCAGGACCCGGTCCTTTAGTAGATTTGTTTAAGTTTGTTATTGCTACTTTTGAAAAGGCAAAAGGTCGTAGACTTACTAGCATTGAATGTCATGATATTATGTGTAAAATTGGTGATGTGGTGGTAGTGGGCGGTGTTCGTAGATCTGCAATGATTTCTCTTTCTAATTTATCAGATGATAGAATGAGACAAGCTAAATCCGGTGCTTGGTGGGATGCTTTTGGATATAGAGCACTTGCTAATAATTCCGCTGTTTATACAGAAAAACCAGATGTTGGTGCTTTTATGCATGAATGGTTAGCATTGTATGAATCTAAATCTGGTGAACGTGGTTTATTCTCAAGAGATGCATCTAAGCGAGTTGCTGCAAAAAATGGTAGAAGAGATACAGAATGGGAATTCGGAACAAATCCTTGCTCAGAAATTATTCTAAGACCAAATCAATTTTGTAACTTGTCAGAAGTGGTTGCTAGAGAAAATGATACAATAGAAACACTTTTAGAAAAAGTTGAATTGGCTACAATTCTTGGTACATTACAATCTACATTAACACATTTTCCTTACTTAAGAAAAGTATGGCAAAGAAATACAGAAGAAGAAAGACTACTTGGTGTTTCTCTAACAGGAATATATGATTGTCCTCTTCTTAATAATTATCAAGATAAAGATCTTCCAGGTAGACTTCAACAATTAAAAGAAAAAGCAATTGAAACAAACAAAGAATGGTCTAAATTGCTTGGTATTCCTCAATCAACAGCAATTACTTGCGTAAAACCAAGCGGAACAGTTTCGCAGTTAGTAGATGCTGCTTCTGGTATTCATACAAGACATGATCCATATTATATTCGTAGAGTTAGAAATGATAATAATGATCCTATAACAAAATTTCTTATCAAACAAAAAGTACCCAATGAGCCTGATGTAACAAAACCTTTTAATACGACTATATTTTCGTTTGCAAAGAAATCACCAGAAAAATCAAAAGTTCGTAATGACATTACTTCTATTGAACATCTTGAATTGTGGTTAATGTATCAAAGATATTGGTGTGAACATAAACCATCTGTTACAATATCTGTAAAAGAGGAAGACTGGCCTGCAGTTGGTGCTTGGGTATGGAAGAATTTTGATGAAATGTCTGGTATATCATTTTTACCATATGATGGTGGAAGTTATAGACAAGCACCATATGAAACTATTACTAAAGAAGAATATGAAGCACTTTTAGCTAAAATCCCAACAGAAGTTGATTGGAATGGTTTTGAAGAAATTGAAGATAATGTTGAAGGAACTCAAACATTAGCATGCACAGCAGGAGGCTGTGAATTATAAAGGATTATAAAATGAATATTATACAATGTCCAATAGAATTTAGAAAGATTATAGTACCAGAATGTTATGAAACCAAAAAGAATAAAAAAATAACTGTTCCTGGTATTTTATGGGGTGAAAGACAATTAATTGATGCTCGAATCAATAGTATATTGATTGGTAATATAGAGATATTACAAGATTTTATATTAAATGGTAACAACATTGTTACAATAAAAAAGTCATACGTATCTTTATATGACTATACTAGTGATTATAGACGTACTTATAATAACTATATAGATTATTATATTGATAAGTTTAATGAAAAACAAGATACATTGTTTCTAATTGAGTTTGAAGATATAAATAGTAAGATATATGATTGGGCGTTTTTATCTTCATTTCAAAGAGATGAAATTTTCGATATTACATTTTCAAAATAAAAAAAGGAAACGAAATGGGTTTTACACTACTAGGATATGTTGTAATTGGTGTTGGTTGTTGGGCTATGTATCGACATCTCAATAAAAAAATTGATCATATTAATGGTGATAATCCAAAAGATATAACACCAGAAGAAAAAGAAATTGCTGATAAGAACTCTAACAAAGTATGAGGATAATATGAATTTGAAAGAAATGCAAGCTTGGTTTGAAGGTTTTGAAGCCGGACTAAAGAATAGATCTTTAGGACCTGAAGATTTTAAGAAAATATCTGAAATGATTAAATCTGTTAAGAGTGATGATATCTATTCTAATTTAGATACATTTAAAACGGCTGAAGGACATTTGTTAAACGAAAGAAGGAAGGTATAATATGTCATTAAAAAATTTACAAGATTGGATATCGGGATTTGAAGCTTGTCTTAATGGACGAGAACCAACAGCAGAAGAAATAAAAATCATAATGGCAAAGATTAAACAATCAAAAGATATAGATTTTTTATATCCAATAACAACTACTTATCCAACTTATATGCAATATATAGGTGATATAGAAATAGCGAATAAACATTATAACAGTACTTGCAAAGATCCAAATATTACTTCTAATACTGCAATTACAGCTGCAATAATGTGTGGAAATTCTGGATCAGATTCATGGGTAACTCAAGATTCTAAAACAACACCAGTAGGTTTTTGGGCAACTCAAGATTCTATAGCAGCACGTGCTGCAGCAGTACTTTGGGATACTCCAAAAGAAAAAAATACTGAAACAACTGATACTGATTACAGTCTTTCGAAAGTATAATGCATAAATAACTCCTAAGGGAGATTATTATGTGGTTATATGAAGGAAAAGAATTTACAGAAGACCAAGTTCAAAACTTTGTTGGTTTTGTTTACTTAATTGAAAACAAAACTACTGGTCTTTTGTATGTCGGTAAAAAATTATTTACTAAAGCAAAAAGATTCCAAAAAAATAAAAAGGTTAAAAAAATCAGAGTAAATTCTGATTGGGTGAATTATGTTGGCTCTAATAAGGTTTTAGTAGAAGATGCAGCAATTGGTCATGAATTAAATAAAACAATATTACACCTTTGTAAAAGTAAAGGCTGGATGAGCTATTTTGAGACTTTAGAAATATTGCAAAGAGAAGCAATACAAAGTGATAAAT